TAGAACTTAAATGCAGAAAAACACATTATAATACTTTATTGCTAGAAAAGAAAAAGTACGATGCGATGAAAGAAGAATGTGAAAAACATTTAGATACGCCAATGTATTTTAACTCAACTCCTAAAGGTATTTATTCTTTTAATTTAAATATTATTATACCAGAATGGGAAACTAATTTTAAAAACCCTGCAACAACACAATTTTACAATACAAACAAAATAGAAAAAGAAGTAGCATATTTAGAAATAACAAAAGCGAAACAATGGAAAACAATATAATACAACAAGAATATTTAAAAAGCGTTTTATTAAGTCAATTACTTTTAGAAGCAAACGAAAGTTTATTTTTTACAACACAATACAAACAGCAAATAAAACACAAGATAAATAGCTTAAATAAAGATTTAGAAGAAGTAGTAAGAAACGAATATAAAATAATCTACAATACCGACCCTGAAACTACAACTAATATTTTAAACAGTATTGAAACAATTATTAAGAAGCTTCAAACAAGTTCAATAGATGAATTAGTATTTATAAATGCAGTAATTGATAAATATAAAGAAAACAAAGAATGGTTTAAAGAATATGGTGAAACAGAATTTTTAAAATTAAATGACTAAAAAGCAAGAAGCAAGTTATTCACCTACAGAATCAGAAATACAATCAATGTATATTTGCAATAGAAATGATTTAGCATACGTAATACAACCAATACAATATACAAAGAAATATAAAGTAGTTAAATTTCAAATATCAAACAGGTTAGAAGTACACAATTACAAAGAAAATAATATTGATGTTGAATTTACAGAACACGATGCTTTAAAAAAAACAATGGAATTATATACATTACACTCAAAAAGATTTAAATGAAAGATACAATAGTAGAATCAGTTATAGAACAATTTAAACATCGTTCTGAAACAGGAATAAAGAAATATAATACAACATTAGATAGAACAGATTTAACACGCTTAGAATGGTTACAACACGCTCAGGAAGAAGCTATGGATTTAATCTTATATTTAGAAAAATTAAAACAATATGAAAAGTAAACAATCACCCCTGCAAAGAATAAATAGAATAATGGATTTTCTTTGGAAACGTGGAAACAATAAAGAATCCGTTAATGAAGTCTATAGAAAAATTATAACTCAAAAGCTATCTAATAAAAGGTAGCTTTTTTTTTATCTTAAATTTTTGTTAAAAAATGTATTTTATATTAATAACTTGTTTATATTTGCATATATAAATTAACAATTAAAAACAAACACTATGACAAAGCAAGAAATTATTGAACGATTAGAAAACATTACTTGGTTAATGGCAGAAGTAGAAAACACTTATGTAAAACACGAATTAGAAGAAATTACAGAAGCATTAAGAACTGAATTTAATAATTCTGATACGTACGAACAAGAAGTAAAAGATGTATTAAATTATGATGAAACAATGAATAATTTAAACAACCTATTTTAATATGAATGAATTAGCATTAATCAAAGTACAATCTATAATACTTGGTTTAGATAGAGAACTAAAAGGATATGTAGATGAATTAATATCAGGCAAAACTTTATTGAATGAAGACCAATTAAGCAAGATGATTAACAGTACAACAAGAGAATTAAGTATTTATAACTATATTTTAAAATTAATAATAATAAATGGAAACAACAATTAAAACTTTCGACAACAAGATTTGGGACAAACAAGAACTATTAGATAATATGTATGAAGATGATTTTTACTATGGGTATTTAGGTAAAAACGCATTAAGTAGTTCAAGTTTAAAAATGTTAATACAATCGCCTAAAACATATAAGTATGTTACTAAATATGGTTCAGGTGAATCACAAGCGTTACGTGATGGTAAATTATTTCACACTATGATTTTAGAACCACATAAGATAGATGATTTAGTAATTGTAGATGTAGCAACAAAGGCAGGAAAAGCATACAAAGAAGCTAAAGAACAAGGTTTGGATGTTTATACTTCAAAAGAATTAAAAGATGCTGAAAGATTAGCAGATGCACTATTACGAAATGATGAAGCTGTTAGTTATATGAACAAAGCACATTTTGAAGTACCTGCAATATCTATGATAGATGGAATACCATTTAGAGCAAAAGCAGATATATTAAAAGGTAATACTATTGTAGATTTAAAAACTACTACAGGTTTAAATGAATTTAGATATTCTGCATCTAAATATAGTTATGATTTACAAGCGTATTTATATCGTGAAATGTTTGGTGTAGATAATTTTGTATTTGTTGCAATAGATAAAGGTAGTTTAGATATAGGGATATTTGAATGTAGTGATGAATTTTATGAAAGTGGTAAAAGGAAATTAGAACAAGGTATTGCAAACTATAAATATTTCTTTGGTGAAGAAGAAGTAGATTTAAACCAGTACGTATTACGTGGAATATTGTAATGATTTTAAATACGATTTAAAAGTAGGTCAAGTTGGTGAGCAACTATTAAATGAAATATTATCTTTTAAAACAATAGAAGTTAAAAGAGATAGTTGGATATATAAAAGTGGAAATATAGCAATAGAATATGAAAGTAGAAATAAACCATCAGGAATTTCTAAATCAGAAGCAGAATACTGGGCGATTATATTTTCAGGTGATTATAAAGATGAAGTAATATTAATTATAAAAGCAAATAGATTAAAAGAAATATGCAGGGAATATTACAAAAAAGGAAATGTTAAATCGATGGGTGATAATAACACATCAAAAGCAATATTAATACCAATAACAGAAATATTAAAATGGAAATAACACAAAGATTAAAAGATATAATTAAGCAAGAAACTAATACAGATATAGATATTAGAACACGCAAAAGAGAAGTTATTGAATTACGTTCACTATATTGTAATGTATTAAAACAATTAAAGCCAAATAAAACACTTCAAGCAATAGGTGATACATTAGAATTAAATCACGCTACTGTTATACACGCATTAAAGAACTATAAAATGTATGAAGAATATAACCCTGAATTAAAAAAGTTTAGAACAACTGTATTAAGTTATTTTACAATAGATAATGAACAAGAATTAAAAGAACTATCTGAAATTGAAAAAGTAAAACAACAGCTTTATAAATTAACATTTGAAAATGATAAACTAAAAAAAGAATTACAAGAACAAATAAATAGACCAAGATACGAATACCAAATAATAGATAATTTAAACAACCTATTAAGCAACACAAAAGGTACAATACAACACACACTTATTAACGATAGATTAGAAGCATTTTATAAAATGAATAACAATATTAAGATATGATAGTAAAAGATAAAATTACTTGGTGGAAACTATTAATAGTATTTATATCTGCAATAGTTTTAGAAGCAAACAGTATAGCAAGTTTCACATTTTTAATGGAAAAAAATTGGTATGGTATGGTTGGAATGGTATTTATAAATCCTTTTCTTTGTTTACCAATGAATCACTTTACAATAGAAGTAAAAACATTTTACGGAAGATTCTTAATAGCTTTAGCGTTTGCATTAGGATTTAGTTTAGGAGTATTAACAATAAGACCTTATTTTATTTAGCAAGATATGAATACAATAGAACCAATAACAGCTAAAGAACGTGCAGAAATGTTATTTAATAAATACACTAAAGAATATAACAGGCGAGTATGTATGGGTACAATGCAACAGACAGAACATTGGAAAGAAGTAACAAAAGAATTAGCAAAACTTTATAAACAATAATTATGAATATAGTTATATTTTTAATATTAGGTTTATTCGCACAAACAATTATAAAATTTATTATTAAACAATTTAAAAACAAATAAGATATGAAACAAACAGCAGTAGAATGGTTAATTGAAAAACATTTTGGAAGTATTGAAAATTGTACTCCTGATTTTAGAAATAAAATTAAACAAGCTAAAGAAATACACAAGCAACAAATAATGGATGCTTGGGAAGATGGTCAAAATTCATTTCCTACAATTAATGCAAAACAATACTACAAAGAAACATTTAATAATAAATAACTATGGCAGATATAACAATGTGTAATGGTAACTATTGCGAATTAGCAAAGACCTGCTACAGATATAAAGCAGAACCAAGTAAGTATAATCAATCATACTTTGTAAAACCACCTAATATAAATAATCAATGTGATTACTATTGGGAAGTATGTGAATATTGTAACCAAGAAAATGGTAAACATAAATTAAGTTGTGCAACAATGAAGATACAGGTAAACTTATGATAGCAATAAAAAGAAATACTTATACTTTATTATTAGGTGAAAACCCTTGCGAAATATTTTATTATTATTCAGTTAAAGAAATGCACGGATTGAATTGTTATGATTGCGAAAAATATCAAAACACAAAACACGATGCTTATATATGGGGTTTGGCAAACTATGTACCAAAAGAAAATAATATTTATAATAATGGCGATGATACTTTTGTATTTATAAATCTACAAAGATGTAGTAATGATTATGAAACTTTTGGTGGTGTATTTCACGAACTATTGCATCACTCTTTTGAAATTCATAATTATAATATCGAATTAGAAGAAGAAATAATAACTTGGGCAGAAAAAGAAACACACGAAGTATTTACTTTAGTTATTGATAATCTTAAACAACTATAGATTTTATTTATTATTATTTAAAATTGAATAATCATTATTTATTTCAAATGGAAAAATCAAGGGGTGGTGCAAGACCAAACGCAGGTCGTAAATCAAAAGTAGAAGAACAAAAGGTAAACAACGTATTCTTAAAAGCTTTAGGTGAACTGTACAATAAAGAAACAGAAGAAGAAACAAAGATAGCTTTTGTTAAAGGTACATTAATGGAATCACAAAGAGGACAGCTATTTATTGCAGAACATATATTTGGTAAACCAAAAGAAATTATAGAAGCTACACACAACGTAAACGATTTTAATATTAAAGATATCTTCAAAGTTGGGAATAGCAATAAACGAGAAATATAATCTATTAGGTTCAGATAGTCGTTACTTTGTAATAACAGGAGGGCGTGGTTCAGGAAAATCTTATTCTTTGAACTCGTTTCTTTTGCTTTTAACTTATGAAGCAGGTCACGTAATATTATTCACAAGATACACTTTAACTTCTGCATCTGTTTCTATTATACCTGAATTTATAGATAAGATTGATACAGCCGATTTAAGCAACGATTTTTATATAACCAAAGATGAAATAGTAAATCTTAAAACAGGGTCTAAAATCTTATTTAAAGGTATTAAAACAAGTAGTGGTACACAAACAGCTTCTTTAAAATCTTTAGCAGGTGTTACAACATTCGTTTTAGATGAGGCAGAAGAATTAACAGATGAAGATATATTTGATAAAATAGATTTAAGTATTCGTACTAAAGGAATACATAATAGAATTTTATTAATATTAAATCCTGCAACAAAAGAACACTTTATATATAAGAAGTTCTTTGAAGATAAAGGTGTAGAAGCAGGAAGCAATTTAATTAAAGGTGATACTACCTACATACATACAACGTACCAAGATAATATAGAAAACCTATCTGAATCATTTATAAATCAAATAGAGAATATAAAACAACGCAGACCTGAAAAGTATAAGCATCAAATACTTGGTGGTTGGTTAGACAAAGCAGAAGGAGTTATATTTACTAATTGGACTATAGGAGAATATAAACAGGTAGGTAAATCTGTATTTGGTCAAGATTTTGGTTTTAGTAATGACCCAACAACATTAGTAGAATGCAATATAGATACTTCTAACAAACGAATTTATATAAATGAACGTTACTATCTACAAGCATTAACAACATCGCAGATATACAACTTAAACAAACAACATTGTTTTGATAGTTTAATTATAGCTGATAGTGCAGAACCAAGATTGATTAATGAACTACAAACAGCAGGGTTAAATATTGTACCTGCAATTAAAGGGCAAGGTTCTGTAACTTATGGAATATCTTTATTACAAGATTACGATTTGATAGTATCACCTGAATCAATTAATCTAATTAAAGAATTAAATAATTACTGTTGGTTAGAAAAGAAATCAAGTACGCCAATAGATAATCACAATCACTTGTTAGATGCTTTAAGATATGCTGTTAGTCACCAATTAGAGAATCCAAACAAAGGGAACTATTTTATATATTAATGTCGCAAATTAATACTATTTTTGCGACAAAGTAAATGATGTCGGAAACTTGACAAATTAAACTATGACTTACGGGCAAATGATAGCAGCAATACAATGTTATATTCATCACACTACAGGTAAAGAAGTGAATATAAACCTACCACGTAATATAGGTGAAATTAAGAAAATGCAAAAGATGTACTTAATAGCATCGGAACATTTGAAAAGTTAAATAATTGTTAAAACTAATTTATGTAACAAATTTATATTATATTTGTTATTC